CGGGGGGCCTCTCTAGAAGAGGTGACTGTTTAAGGCACAGTCGCCAGCTTGAGTGCAGTCCAGCGCACTCTGCCACAAGTGCGCTAATGTGCTTTCTGGGAACGGGCAGCACAACCCAGCCCGCCGGCGTTTTAGGTCTTATTTCCTAGCTAACGTAGCCGTAAGTGCGTTGTATGGTCTGGCCGGCAGGGACGTAATCCGTGTGTCGCTTACCAGGACCAAGCGCCGGTTTGTCCGCGATGTCTTATCCTCAGGTACGGTGGTTCACCTCAGCCTAACTGTTGGCGCCGCGATTCCCCCGAAGGGGCGCTAAGTCCGTCACAATCCCGCGGGATCCTACCCTAAAGAGCAAAGTCGGGACCGGTGAGGCCCTACCATTCCACCAACCACTATCGCTCACCACGCCACGGCGGAAAGCCCAAACACCGCCCATCAGTCGTAAACTAACCCATGGAGGACGTCGTTCAAATCAGCAACGGTCTTCACGTGCGACAGAACTTCCCAAGACGAACCAAACTCCATATGCGAAAAGAGGTTCTCAAGCCTCACCTGTTCGTCCGGGTCGACACCGAAGGCTCTCTCGAAAGAAAGCCTTGCCTCCAGGGTAACTCCCAACTGATCGCCCTCGTTGGCAAACCAAGCACCTTTCACCAGGTAGTCTCCGAAGGGGTGTTCACGAACCCTTCTGGACCCTCCCAACGATTTAAGTGCTGAGACGAAGAAAGACTGCAAAATTGGCACTCCACGAGCTTGAGAAAGTTCGCACATGGCCACTCCCACCATCCACTCCCGGGCAAACACAGCTTCCCTAAGGTAGATGTGCGAAGAAAATGCACCGGAAAGCACGCGATGATGCTCGCGGACCATGCTCCACCCGCGTTTATCACCCAAAAACACGGGGGCAGAGCCACCAAAACGCACATCCTCCAAAACATAGGCAGGTCTTTCCAGCAAAACCTCGTGGCCACAATTCTTGAGGATAACATCTGAGAACCCTTCCAGCACGGGCTCACACTCGTCTTGTTCGAGAAAAACGAGGACATTATCACCATCCACAAGAACGTCGAAGTGGGAAAGTCCGTAGGACCTCAAAGCGGCAACCACCTCAACCAGGAAGACAATAGAATTGCCCATGCCAGTATTGTAATCACCACTTGCCCTAGCCCCTTTCCGCGAAAACTTCGCACCACAGGAGGTGGTTCCAAAAAGCTCAAGTTGTTTGGTAAGCAAATGACGCAGCCGCGTATCACCTGGGAACGCCGCACCATAAACTTTTTGCTCCTCCCGAAGAGAAGCCGGACCAACATGAGCTTCGAAAGCCTCACCATCCGCCTCGAAACAAACGCACTTACGGAACGAATTGAACTTTTTCCGTATCAGGTTGGCGCGTTGTCTCTGGTTCAACCCTTTCGCAACGAGTCTCGAGCCGTCAAAACCTAGAACAGAACCTACGAGCCGGCCCCACAGCCAGTGCTCAAAGGGTTTCAACCGACTAGCCACCTCCAGGTTATAGCGCGAAGACCTGGGGTAAATAAGCCTGGGCTTCATAGCTTTGCCTGGCTGCCGGTTTTTCTCTGTCTTGAGGAATGCCCTAATGGTCCAGTCTTGCACACCTGAAAGACCATCTTCCTCAAGGGACCTTGCGGCCTCTAGGTACCGCCTGCGTAGAGTTCCAGAGTAACTCTCGGCGGTGGCTCTCCACGACCACGCTCCATCCCTATATCTGCGCGCAAACCTTTGCAGGTCACGCCAAACTGGCTCTGAATTTGCAGACACAGGCGCAAACACCTGCTCAGGAACGGGTCCCATCGACCGCAGTGCAAGTGCGGTCACCTCGTTGTGCGGGCATGGTCTGTTACATACCGGTACAAAAGCCCCATGCACGGGCGCTCTGTAAGCAGACCACATCTCCCTATTACTCTCGTTACAAAGAGCCCAGTCAACTTTCCGAGTGTCTAGAACACCAGTCTGCACTGGAGGTGGTTTCCCCCAACACAAACCTGGAATGCGGACCGGGCCTTTCTAACAAGAGGGTGGAACCTCCACAACATCCAGACGCTCGCGGGCCAAGCGCTCCGGAGCGGTCTCAGAGAAGGAGCATGCTACCGTGTCAGGCAACACAAACGCAGCTACCGAAGCTGGTATCTCCTTCTTAGAAAACCACTCCCTGGCTCGGGACCTAAGTCCAGCCAGGAGCTCTTGGGTGCGCGGGCGAAAGCACGCGTAGAGGGCCAGAGAAGCGAGCAATTCAGGGCAGACGACCAACCTGCCCTTCGGGGTCTCAACAACGATAAAGACCTCGTGCGCGCTCTCTGCACTTGGCATCACTCCGCCACCAAGGAGTTTCGCTTCACAATCAAGCAAACCCAACAGAGCGTTGGCAATCGCAGGGCGATCGGAAGAAGGGAGGTCAGGTGTCCACCGCCTTCTTACCAAATCGCCTACTATGCCGGGACGCCCGCCAAGGTAAGCTTGAAGCCTGTTTGTCCAAACAGACCTTTTGCGAAACCGGGAAGGTGTTAACCCGCCCGCCGTGACACTGGCATGTGCCACATTTGCTGAAGCCGCGAATCCCATGCCTAGGATTAGGGCTTGGTTCTCCCCTCGGTCGAGACCTAGACCGGGGGCAACATCCGCCTCAAGCACTGGCGGAGGGGCAAGGGAGCCTCTGTAGAGCCAAGCGACCGATAACTCTAGGAGCCACCCTAAAGTTGTACGCCCGATGACCAGCTTCCAGATGTGGAAAAGTACGAACCGCACTACTCTTCCAAACATCCATAACCAGGAAACATACTTAGCCGTGGCATAAGGGAGCCACAGCAAGTAGAAAGCCCAGGGTGAGAACTCGAACCAGGCCACGCCACTCAAGGCGATGCCAGTGCAAGCACTCAGGAAGCCACGCAACAACAAGATTGGCAACCACCAGAAGGCGTTGCGCAACCAAGCGTCCAGAGACATCACCAGTTCAACGAACAGTTGTCCAAACTCTGTCCGAGGTTCAGCGACGTAGAGCTCTAATGCCATATCCCAAGTGTGATAAGCCATGGTGTGAACAGTAGAGGTGTCGTCGATGAAAGAAGGGTTACGCCAACCCGAGCCCCTGCCAACTTTGTTTTAAGGGAGGTATTAAGCAAGGTTATCTCCGCATGAGGCTTTATGGCAGCACAGGACCATCGGTAGGTGTCTAAGGTTCCACCAACCCGGTCAGACAGAGACCACTGGGCTGTACGAAGCCAACGGGTCGTCGAGACCAAAGTTCCGTTATGACAAGGCGGACACCCGACTCAACTTTTACGGCTGAGTTCCCGTCACTGTTTGAGGCCAGTGCAGCCCCCGTACTAGGATGGTTGCGCATATTACCAGTCCGCGTAATTAAACTACGTGCGCCGAAATCTGCCCCTCAGAAGAGGAGTGAAAACTCACCATTGGGCCTAGTACCCCG